CCGGAATGGGTGAAGGAACTGCGCCGGAAGAACCGGGAACTTGAAAAGCGGGTCCGTCAACTGGACCGCGAACGCCAGGCCGAGGCCCCGCGGGGTGAGACAGTCGCCGCCCCGCCAAAGAAGCCGACGCTGGCCGACGTGGACTATGATACGGAAGCGTATGACAAGCGCCTGGATGAATGGTACAAAGCCAAAGCCGCGCATGAGCGCGAGGCGGAATTGAGGAGACAGGCTGAACAGGAAGCCCAGAGCCAGTGGCAGGCGAAGCTCGCCGGTTACACCACTGAGAAGGCGACCCTTAAGGCCCGTGACTTCGAGGACGCAGAAGCTGTTGTGGCCGACACCCTGTCGGTGGCGCAACAGGGAATGATATTGGCCGGCGCTGAAAAGCCCGCGCTATTGATCTACGCACTCGGGCGCAACCCGAAGAAGGCTGCCGAGCTGGCGGCGATTAAAGACCCGGTGCAATTCGCTTTCGCGGTTGCGCGCCTGGAGGGTAATTTGAAAGTTCAACAACGTAAACCATCGGCTGCGCCGGAGCAGATCGTCAGCGGGAACGCGGCGAAGTCCGGAGCTGTCGATAATCAATTGGATCGGCTTCGCGCTGAAGCTGACCGTACGGGCGATTACAGCAAGGTAATGGCTTACAAACGGCAGTTGAAGCAGCGGGCCTAGGGTAAGAGCAATGGCTTCCCAGAGCTCGTCTGCGTACATGAAAGAGTGGCGCAGGCGTAAAATGCAGGAAGACCCGGAGTTCTTGGAGCGGGAACGCGCCAAGGCACGGGAAAGATCGCGCGCCAAATGGGAAGCTATGCGTAACAACCCTGAGTATATTGAGAAGGAGCGCGCTCGTAAGCGTGAACTGCAAACGAGAAGGCGCGCTGACCCTGAAAAGCTTGCAAAGATACGCGAACAAAAGCGCATATCTGAAAACAAACCAGAATACAAAGTACGCAAAAATCAGACGCAGAAAGCATGGAAGGCAAGAAAATCCGGCCATGTTCAAAACTATCAAAGGCAATGGCGCGAAAAGAACATTGACGCAGTCAGGGCCTATAGTGCTGAGTACATGAAAGGCTATGTCCAAACGGAAGGCTATTTTGTGAGCCGCACAAAACGACGCTTCAAGACTTACAATATTACCGCATTCGATTTTAACGCGATGTGGGAAAGTCAGAATGGCTGTTGCGCCATCTGTCAGATAAAGTTGCAGCCGCGAGGAAGATCCAAAAACTCCGCGGCGATCGATCACAACCACAAAACGAGAGAAATGCGCGGTATCCTCTGCCGGGGTTGTAATCACGGGATCGGAATGCTTGGAGACAATCCATCAACATTAATCGCAGCCGCAGAATACCTTATGAAAAAAGGTTATTACGGCGAAAATCAAAAAACTGGAGTAATATCAAATGGTTAACGCGTTTAGCCGCGAAGAGAGGGTGGCCTTCGAGGATATTCTTGAAGGATTTCAAGACGCTCTCGTAATGTCCCGCAACGTCTCGCTGTATCAGACCGATCAGCAAATGATGGAGCGCACGAACAACATCATCTGGCGTCCCCAGCCCTACATCATGGTGTCCTACACCGGCACCGACATGACGTCGAACTTCAAGGACCGCACGCAGCTCGCGGTGCCTGCCACGATAGGCTTTAACAAGTCGGTTCCTTGGGCCATGACGGCAACAGAACTGCGTGACGCCCTGCAGGAAGGCCGCCTGGCTGACGGTGCCCGTCAGAAGCTGGCGAGCGACATCAACGTGGCCATCATGAACGTCGCGTCCGCTCAGGGCTCGCTGGTTGTTCCGATCTCGGCTGCGCCGGGCAAGTACGATCACATCGCCCTTGCTGACACGATCATGAACGAGCAGGGCGTGCCGACCAATGACCGCTATTTCGCGCTCTCGAGCCGCGATTATAACGGCCTGGCGGCTGACCTCTCGGGCATCTCGCGTTCGTTCGGCAACCCGAAGTCTGACCGCGCCTATGAGCGGTCTTATGTCGGACCCGTCGCTGGCTTTGAGACTTACAAGATGGATTACGCCAACCGCATCCTTGCGGCTGCCGGCGGCGCCATCACGATCAGCACAGAAGATGCCGGGCTCAACTACTACAACCCGGTCGCCACTTCGACGGCCGGCACGGGCGAAGTCAGCAACGTTGACAACCGCTTCCAGACGGTGACGGTCTCTTCCTCCGCCAACGTCGTTGCTGGCGATTGCTTCACGATCGCGAACGTGTTTGCCGTACACCACATCACCAAAGTCAACACCGGGCAGCTCAAGACTTTCCGCGTTGTCTCGGTGCCGGCTGGCGGAACGACCCTCGTCATCACCCCGCCGATCATCTCCAACCAGGTCGCGAACGATGCTGCGGCCCAGTACCAGAACGTCGCTGTTACGGCCAAGTCCGCAACCGCCACGATCACCTGGCTCAACATCGACCCCACGCAGATCAATTGTTTCTGGCAGAAAGATGCGCTTGAAATCCTTCCGGGCCGCTATGCGGTTCCGAATGACGCTGGCGCGGCTGTCATGCGGGCGACGACAGATCAGGGCATTGAGCTGGTCATGACCAAACAATATGACATCAAGACGATGAAGACTTTCTACCGTCTTGATACGCTGTTCGGCGTGGTCAACAAGAACCCCGAGATGTCGGGTATCCTCCTGTTCAACCAGATCGCTTAATGAGATAGCCCGGTCCTTCGGGGCCGGGCTTATTCTTTTGGAGAATAAGAGATGCCCAAACAGCTCACCGTCTACCCTTACGGGGAAGACCTTGTAACGCTCGCCGCTAACGGCAGCCTTACGCTTTCCACCACTGGCGAGGGTTTTTACAAAGTCTATCGCCAGGTCGGCTATCCCAACTACCCCAACACCTGGTCACTGATTGCTCAGGGCGATGCGACTGCATCCGCCACTGTCGGTCCCTATTCTGGCGGTGCGGAACTCCGCATCGAGGCCGGGTCTGACCCGGTTTACTACTCAGCCGGCACCGGCATTGCAGCCTCGGGTGCTGCGGCTCCCATCGTGACGCCGTTCTTCCCGCCGGCTCAGGTTGGCGTTGTTGCCGAGTACTTCAACGACTTCATGTCCGCGCAGGGTCTTTCGACGGACTGCACCGACACGATTGACTGGGAATTCACCATTCTTGAAGCCGGAGGCGGTGAAGCTGCCTGCGCGCTGATCGATGGGCTCGGCGGTCTGGTGAAGTTCACGAACGATGGCAACGACAATGACCGCATCGTCGTGTCTAAAAAGGGCGAGGCGTTCAAATTCACGGTCGGCAAAAAGCTCTGGTTCCGCACGCGGTTCCTGGTGTCGGATGCTGATGACGTGGATGCTTTCATCGGGCTTGTCATCTCGACAGCCACCGATCCGGCCGGCACGGCTCCGACAGATGGCGTTTTCTTCGAGATCGACGAAGGATCTACTAACATCCTGCTGAAAGTGACGAAGAACTCAACGCCTACGTCAACCACGGTTGGCGTTGCGGCTGACGATACGTTCGTTGACCTTGCCTTCTACTATGATGGCGTGTCGGGCATCGACGTTTACCGGAACGGCACATATGTCGCCACTTCGGTGACGACGAACCTGCCCGACGACGAAGAACTGGCCGTGTTCATGGCGATCCAGAACGGCGCTGCCGGGAATGATTACCTGACGGTTGATTACATATACGCCGCTCAGGAGCGGTAAGTTAGCGGGGCGGGTCACAAGCCCGCCCCAATACTTTGGAGAGAGATATGCCATTGAAGAAGGGTTACTCTAAGAAAGCGGTGTCCTCGAACATCCGCACCGAGATGAAGGCTGGCAAGCCGCAGAAGCAAGCCGTCGCCATCGCGCTGAACACGGCTAGCGAAGCAGCCATGAAAGCCGGCAAGCCAGGCAAGGCGCCTGCAAGGAAGAAGTAATGGTCCGGGTTCCAACCATCGTCTATCGCAAGGGCGGGAAGGACAAGCACTTCTCGAAGTGGGGGCCGTGGTCCTCCAAGGGCGTCAATACGCTCGAGGAGTACAACCAGGCCCTTGCCGATGGCTGGCATCCGACGCAGGCCGAGGCTTTCGGGCTGGTCGAGAAGCCCCAGCCGGCCCGCGTGCTGGCTGCGGTGGGCGAGAATGAAAGATACGACGATGAGGCTCCGCCAACCCGCGAGGAAATGATTGCCAAAGCGGGCGAATTGGGCATTCAGATTGACAAGCGCTGGTCGGATAAAACACTGGCCGGAAAGATCTTGGAGGCGATGCGGTGAGCTGGACGAAGCGGGAAGTCGTCACCAATGCCTTCGAGGAGATCGGGCTGGCGAACTACGTGTTTGACCTGCAGCCCGAACAGCTTCAGGCCGGACTGAGACGGCTTGATAACATGATGGCGACATGGAACAGCCGAGGCCTGCGCCTTGGCTATCCGCTTCCCGATAGCCCCGGCGGGTCGGACCTTGACCAAGAAACCGGCGTCACCGACGAGGCGATCGAGGCGATGGTGTCTGGCCTCGCTGTCCGGCTGGCGCCGCTGTTTGGCAAGTCCGTCTCGCCGGACACCAAGGTTACAGCCCGCTCGGCTTACATGGCGCTTCTGAACCGCCGCACGAACACGCTTGAGAAGCGCATTGACGTGAACGCCATCCCGGCCGGGCAGGGCGGCAAGTACTGGCGCTTTAACTCTGACCCCTTCTTGGCGCAGGGCGATCGCGGCCTTACAACCGGCCCTGATGACATCATCAATCTGGAGAGCTGACCCGTGGCGGATATCAACCAGTTAAGCGCCGTCGATACCCTGACCGCGGGCGATCTGCTCCCGATCTGGAAGACCAACAATGGCGACACCCGCAAGGCGGCCATGTCGGTTCTGCAAGCCTACATGCAGAATAACCTGACGTTTCCGACGGTTACGGGGGTTTCCCAGTTTGTGCCCCAGTACGCATCGCCCGTCGCCACTGGCTTTACCGTTACGCTCACCAGCAACAGCGACAACCGTTGGCTGATCCTGACCCCGCTGGCCGGGTATGCGGCTGGGACGATCGTTTTTCCGGCGCTCGCCAATGTGGTGGATAACCAGGAGATACTGGTTGTCTCCACGCAGGCTATCGCCGCGCTGACGATCAATGGCAATGGCGCAACCGTCATCGGAGCTCCTGCTTACGTGTCGGCTAATGGGGGCTTCCGGTTCAAGTTCAATGCGCTGGGCGGCATCTGGTATCGCCTGGACGAAGACCTTGATCCTGACCTTGCCGCGCTGGCCGGCGTGTCGTCGTCTGGCCTGCTGGCCCGCACGGGCGCGGGCACGGCTGCGGCACGGACGGTGACGGGCTCCACGGGGCTGACAGTGACCAATGGCGA